CTGGGTGATGATAGACTTGGGTACGATGAGGAGCGTACGTTCTTGGGGGTTACCCAACATCGTCGCAATCAACTGGATCGTCTTCCCGAGTCCCATCTCATCGCATAAGAATCCACCCTTGGGTCCCGATTGCTGTCGTTCCATTGTAAGCATCCAGAGAACACCTTCTCGTTGGTACGGGGCGAAGAGCCGACCGTTGAGGATGTTCTTAGCATGCGTGTATTGTTCTTCAATCGTCATTTTAACTTATTTTTTAATACATTATCGACTACTTAGGTTTCAATCTTCGATATAATCATCTTCATCGGGAAGAACTTCAATTTCACATACAACTGGTTCAGGTTCCTTCTTTTTACGCGTCTTCTTCTCTTTTGGTTTAGGCAACTCATCCAGGTGTTCCCTAAAGTACAGTACTTTGTCCCAAAACTCCTTCATCACTGGGAGATATTTTTTAAACCACTCTCGGTCACGGGGAACGTTAACCACGTCAAACTCCTCCGGTTTTGGCCAGTTAGTCTCGGCTGGTTTATATTGAATGAAGTCAGCAGATTCCAAGTCTAAGATCTCCATGCAGAGTTGAAGCTGAGGTGCGTAGTGGATGGGCACTTCTCCAGGTACAATCTGTCGAAGTGGTGGACACTTAATCTCGACGAGTTTCCCCGACTCTGTTACACCATCGGGACTTCCACCGAGCCAGTCATATACGGGATGGGGACAGAGACCAAGTTCATGGACAACCTCTCCGTGTCGCTCTTCATAGAGGATCCGTGCCTCATCTTCATACTTTTCACCGTGCCTCGTGGCTGCGTTCCCAGAGAACTTCTCACCCAAACCACACTTCTTCAATAAGAGACCTTCGGGTGTTTCATATTTATTCATACCAATAGCAGTCGCAGCATCTGAGGCTGTTAACATCTTACCACGGAGAGCAAGCCATTCTTCAGATTTCTGTGCCGCATATTCTCGATCTAATGCCGCTCTAACATTGGGATGCATATTAAATATCTATTGATTATATTGTTTAAGCTGTTCCTGTACGTTGAAGTACATCTGCGCGGCATTCTGTTCGGCTTGTTTTTTACTCTTGGCAATTCCTCTACTCATGCATGCATTGTTGATGAAGATGTCAATGTAGAACAATCCCTCGTAATGACCAACTACACGATACTCGGGGAGGGGCCACCCATTGACCTGGCAGTGGCGCATGAGGTGATCCTTGTAGTTGTCATCCACCATGATGGTGTTCATATCTACAAATTTCGGGTCTTGAAAAATTCTTAGGACAAACTCCTTGGCGTGAATGAGACCAATGTCCATGTAGATCGCACCGATGAGTGCCTCGAAGACATCCTCCAAAATCTTGGGATTATTGTTCCATTTGTTCCTCATCCCCTTTTCATCCATAATGACAAGTTCATTGAGATTGAGGGTATTCGCAATCTTGGCTAATGTTTCACCACGAACGAGCTTTGTACGAGCTTTCGTGAGGAAACCTTCTTGACGACTTTCATACCGATCGAATAAAAATTTAGTGATGACGAAGCCTAGGACTGAGTCACCTATGAATTCGAGCGTCTCGAAGGACTCTGTAAATTGTTCATACTCTTTGAGAGCGGATTTGTGGGTAAATGCCTTTTGGTACAAATCAAGATTTTTGATCTTTGTACCAACAAGTTGTTCGATTCGTGCCTTATCGACGAAAGTCACCATTTGTTATATGTTTATTGTTTTTTATTTTTAAGCCTCCTCCTTCTTGATGTAGTGGGGGGACAGGTACTTCTGGAGGTTAAGGTAGGTTACCTGAACGTCCGCGGGGGGTGCGAGAAGTTCGCGAAGTGTGTCGTCAAGGATGATTTGACGACCGTTTTCGGGGTGCTTGAGACCCTTCTCGGTGATGTACTTGTTGACAAACTTGGTCACTTCGGAACGGGAGATGAGATCACCCTCTGGAAGTCCGAGGAACGCCCTCAACTTAGGTGTCACATCCTGCTTACGGTTGAAGCCGTTATTCTCTGCGCGCTTCTTAGCCTTCTCGCCATCAGGGTCTTCTTGGGTGTTCTTAATCTTGCGAACAAGCTTGGTGAGGTTCTTGATATCGTTGCGGAGGGCGGCAATTTCGGTCTGAAGGGTTTCGAGAGACATTATATCTATCTTAGTTGCTTAATCTTTAAGTTCCTGAAATAATATATCGTCCCAGCGGTAACAATTAGCCATATTAAAAAGACAATTCTTCGATTGCCCGGAGTAGGTGGAGGAGGTCTATCTATGTATCGGAATGGTTCTCGGGATCCATCATCAGGACATCCGCCTGCGCAACAGTCTGAGGGACACGGTAAGACTTTGGGACCTTTCCTGACACCACAGAACTGCCCCACCTCCCCCTTGTATGCATAGCACCTACAATTTTCTATTACGTCACAGACCATATTATTATATCACGATATAATAATGGATGATCAGATTTATTCGAAGGCTGCGATCGAAAAGTTCATGAATGAAAATCTTTTATTCAAGGATGAGAAATTGAAGAAATACTATGACCGAAACTTACCAAGGGACCTCGGTAAATTTCGTAATCGACTTCACAGTGCCCATTCAGAAAAGCAATTGGAAAAGTTCATGTACGTTTTCATCACCGACTCCATACGAGATATAATACTCAAAACAATCGGGGAACTCACAGATTTTTTGAAATCCTCCGGTGACCTGATCATAAGTGGGGGAGAGGCTTTCAACCTGTACGTGGATTTTAAAGATCGAATTGTCACGAGTGACATCGACGCGAAATTTGTTCCACGAATCCCGATGAATGATAAATATTTTGGCAAACTTCAAGCCGTCAAACTCCTACTTTGGAATAAATTGGGGGAGTTGGCTAAGCGTCTAAACCTCCGGGTCATGAAGCGCATCATGATGATGAAGAAGGAGCATCCCAAGGTCTTTAAATTTTTGGGTATCGGTTTCAAAAACTCGGGTCCTTACGTGACGAGGCGGTACACTTTGATCAAAAAGACCAAAACGTCGAAAAATAACACACCCCGTACGGGTGACATATTCATCGATGTGGAACTTTTCGCATTAGACCTCAATATTCGGTATTATTCTCCAAAGACTGCAAAAATTGAGGACTTCAATATGGGTGGCATCTTGGATATTCCCTTCATGCGCCCGAAAGAATTTGGATATGAGGTGGTATTAGGTAAGAAGAGAGGTTTAACGTACCATGATATACCATCGGGTAAGTTGATCACCGATCGACGCATTCTCGTTGCGAGTAAAGAATTTCTCATCGAAGACATTTACTTGATGAATAAACTTAAACTTCGTCCAGAGAAGAAAGAAAAAGATCGCCAAAGACTCGTCAAACTTGCGCAGTTATTTGATGGACGCATTAAATCGTCGAATTCCATGGAGGATGCATTCAGACGAATCATCCCAAAGATTTCGAAAACCCCCACAAAGTCCGCGAAGCCCGTGAAGCCCGTGAAGGTTTCTATCAGTAAAGCTGGTAAAGTTGATCCCTATAAATTTAAAAATTTTACGACCAAGCCATCCGAAGATCGTCTCTCCAAACAGATTGTATATGGTCTCAAACCTGTTGTGAAAAATACAAACGTGCAGGGGTACAAAAAATCTTCAGGAAACAAGCGTTTCAACACAAACAAACTCAAATGGATAAATGTGGTGAATGATGCGTATGTCAAGAATGAATTTTCGTTGCGCCCAGAAAATGTCAAACCATTACCCAAAAACATGAACATCAGCAAAACCCTATATGGTTATAAACCCAGGCGAAATCAATGGGTCCCCAAGCAGTTACTCAATAAAGCGGCTGCTATCCCATTTGTCGGTTTAAAGAAATGAATCCATAGAAATACATAAATGATCTACAACGCCCCAAGCAAAGGTGACGATGGACTCTATTTTGTAAAGACACTCAACGATGACAAACGCAAGTGCCTCGTTCAGCTCAATAAAGTGAAGATCTCCGAGTGCTCCCCCACAGGCGAACTCGTCATGGATTTCGCACCCGGGGGCGTCGCCAGTGGGAAGATTGAAGATATCGATACTCGTAACCTGGAGGCAGCCCTTGAAAACTGTGAATCCTGGTTCGGTAAGAAGCTCTCAGAGAGTGTGATCAAGGGTGCCTACACCCCAGGACTTAAGGATGACCAGGTTACCGGGGAACGTCTCGACGTGACCAAGGTTTTCAATGCGCAGCAGGAGCTCATCGATTTCGAAAATATCCAGACTGATAAAACCTGTGATGTGATTCTCGAATTTGCCGGTCTCTGGTTTGCCAAGAAGGCGTTCGGACCAACCTGGAATATTGTCCAGGTCAGGGTCCACGATGACCCGATTCTCGATACATACCCAGAAGAGTATGCATTTGTCGATGAGGATGACCAATAAAAAAATTGTTGTACATATATAAAAGATAATGAAGGGTCGAAACCAAGGACTACTTATGCTCCTCGCCGTCGCTGCTCTCATCTTCCTCCTTTATTCCATGAACAACAAGTCGGGTTACGCCATCGTCGAGCGTGACTATTCGTCCTTTGCGCCAGCCGCTGCCCCAGGTCCCTCCGCCGCCCCAGCCGAGACCGCGTGCAATGGTATGAACAAGGGTACTGGACTCGCATCGTCGCTCCTCCCCCGTGAGGTTGCGTCCGCGGAGGACTTTGGTCAGTTTGCCCCAGAGGATATCCTCAAGGGACAGAACTTCCTTGAGCCCCGTAAGCAGATTGGCTTCCCCGAGACTGTCGGTGGTGCTCTTCGCAACGCGAACCAGCAGATTCGCAAGGACCCACCCAACCCCAAGGAACCCTTCGTGTGGAACAACTCCACCATCGTTCCTGATCTCATGCAGCGTGGTCTCTGCGCTTAAAGATTAGAGTATAAAAATTAGTAGAAAATGACTTCTGTTGCACCTGACCTCTCCGAGAATGTTTCTAAACTGGTAGAGCTCACAAAACAACTAGCCGAGGCGAAATCTGATATCAAGATTATTGTCCAGGAGGAGAAGCGCCTCAAGGACACCGTTAAGAAGCACATGATTGATCAGGGTATCGATACCATCAATCTCAGGAAGGGGAAGATTAGCATTCGTAAAACTGTCAGGAAGGCTGGTATGAACAAGGATGCCATCAAGGAGGGTCTCATGACTTTCTTTGGTGGTGACGAAACTAAGGTTGAGGGAGCCCTAAATGCCATCAAAGATGGACTTAAGGTCAAAGAATCTACCTCTCTCTCATTAACTGGTATAAAAGATAAACCCGAAAAAGAAGATAAGTAATACAAAATGGTTTGGAGCCAATATGTATATGAAGCCACCACTGGCTTAGATTTCTACGCCAGTGACGAAGACGATTCCATTGATAACACTCCTCTGAATATCGAAGACTGGGAAGTCCAATACTCAGACGAACTATGGCACATGTGGAATACCATGAGGACCCTTTTGGAGGATGCCGGTATCACCCACACAGGACAATTCTGCGACTTTGTCGAGTTTTGTTACATGGAACATGAACCATCATACGAACGTGTAACCTGGGAACACGAGGAACAAACCAAGTGGTTTGAAGAACGCCTGTCCCACGTATGGCGAAACATCAGGCGGAACGTAAATGATAATGACCTCCACGAGGAGGTGATGAGGGGTGGCAACGTGTATAACTTTATCGACTTCGCGAAAAATTATATGCACGTATATTAAATGTTCTCCGTCCCAGATATCACTTCTCAGAAAGTCGCTATCCCAGCCGCCCTTTTTCTCGCGCTCAGCCCAGGTGTTCTCGTTACCACCGCGGGCAAGAACGTCAAGTTCATGAACGGCAAGACCAACCAGATGGCGATCTTCTTCCACGCGCTCGTGTTCTTCCTCGTGTACAGCCTCGTCGCCAAGGCGATGAAGATCTCGCTCACCAAGACCGATCTGCTCGTGACCACCACCCTCTTCTTGGCTCTCAGCCCAGGTCTCCTCCTTACCCTCCCCCCAGGCTCCGGAGGTGTCTTCGCGTCGGGTCAGACCAGCCTCCCAGCTGTCTTGACTCACTCGATTGTGTTCGCGGTTGTGTTCGCGCTTTTGCGTCGCCAATTTCCTCAGTTCTACTAAGTAAGAAGATGAAGTATCTCGTCCTTGGTCCGGCATGTATGGGAATATTCTCCCTCATTGGTTCCCTAAAGGCGCGTGAATCTTCCCTCGCTGATGTTAAGGAGATTTCCGGATCTTCAGCGGGTGCGATTTTGGCACTTTTTTTAGCAGTGGGGATGTCGGTGGATGAAATATTGGATACATCTTTATCATTAAATATCCCCAACTTTGTTAAAATACGCATAGGGTCATTTTTTAACAAATTTGGTTTTGTTGATATGACCCCAATTCGTAAAAAATTTGTAGAAATTTGTGGCGGAGATCCAACATTCGTAGAGTTGGAGACTAAAATTTACATTTCCGCGTTCTGTATGAATACATCTGAAACTGTATATTTTTCAAAAGATACACACCCAGACATGAAAGTCATAGACGCTGTGTGTATGAGTATGGCAGTACCATTCATCTTTGCATGTGGTGAATACAATGGTGAAATGTACGTAGATGGTGGGATGAAAGAGGAATATCCATTGACGCCATTTTTTGATAAGAAACCCCATGAAATCACATGTATGAAAATCAAAATGAATCAAATATACCAAGAGAATATACGATCACCAAAGGCATTTGTAGAAACTCTCATTCGATCGGCACTTTCTAACCGAGTGTGCTATAATACACCGATAGAGGTTGTTGAAATTAATGTTGAAGACACAGATGTGTTTGATTTCCACATGGAATATGAAGAGAAGATACGATTGTATAATATTGGATATTCGACATAACACTTTTTTTATCAGTTTACTGTATATGATTGAGATTTGCGATAAGGATATAGATCTCAATGTCCTAAAGAAACTCATCAAGATGAATACAGGACATGACATCAAACTGACAAAAGAACAAATATGTCTGGTGTATGATGACATCAGGGCGGGGAAAATGCCATTCCCTCCTTTGATTATGAGCTCCGATAAGACATACCTTATCGATAAGAAATCACCTCTGAATGTCAGAGACTATGAGATTCTCTTTGCCTCTTCTTCTACGCGTAACGATATTAAGCGGGTGGCGCGTAAGGTCGGTCTCAGTCAAATTGAACAAATGACTAAGGGGCAGTTGATTGATTCAATTGGCAAGCGTCTCAGGTACATGAATGTGTATGAACCCATCAAAATTGGGAGAAAACCAATTCGTCGTTCCATCAAGAAGGAATTTAATAACACAGCAGTGAACAACACAGCAGTGAACAACTTCATGAACAACACGACAATTAACAACAGAAACAACACAGCAGTGAACAACTTCATGAACAACACGACAATTAACAACAGAAACAACGGGAATTCATTTCAAAAAGAGGGAAAAAACTTTAATAAACCACCCGGTCGTGTAATTTTTCCAACTACCCTGTTTGGAAAGAATAGTACAAATAAAACGACTACAACCACTCGTGTTACATTCCCAAATACCGTATTCAAGAAAAATCCATTCAAGTCCAACAACACGGTCCAGAACCAGAACCAGAAGCCCAACAACGCGGTCCAGAACCAGAACCAGAACCAGAAGCCCAACAACACGGTCCAGAACCAGAAGCCCAACAACGCGGTCCAGAACCAGAACCAGAACCAGAACCAGAAGCCCAACAACACGGTCCAGAACCAGAAGCCCAACAACACGGTCCAGAACCAAAAATTTCCCAACGACCGGGTGAGCGTCGTTAAAAAACCTAACACACAAAACACCAAGGTGATTGAGGAACAACGCGAAAATGAAAGGAAATTGCAAGAAGAACGCAAAAAGGTAATCGAGGAACAACGTGAAAATGAGAGGAAATTGCAAGAAGAACTCGCGGCGGCTGAAGAGAAACGCAAAAAGGATGTGACAAATACCAAACAGAAAGCGAAAGTTGAAAATTTGCAGCGACAGATCAAAGAAGCTGAAGAAAGACGTATAAGGTCACAGAAAAATGCAAATACTCAACAAATGAAACAAAAACTCAAAGAGGCTGAGGAAAGACGCAAAAGAAATATAGCGAACATCAAACGGAGATCGAAAGCCGAACAAATACAACGAAATATTCGGAAAACGGAAGAAAAGCGCATACAGGCACAAAAAAATGAAAACACCCAAAGAATGAAACAAAAACTCAAAGAGGCTGAGGAGAAGGTAAAAGAAGAAGCCGAGGAGAGACGTATTAGAAATCAAAAGAATGCAAACGCAAAAAAAATGAGAGACGAAGAAAAACGTGTCATTGATAAAGGTAGAAATAGACTTTCAAATATGGTCCTCGATGCCAAAATGGAAAATAATTTCATGAATAAAATTACTACTATTAAAACTCTTACAAATCTTAAAAATGTCGAAAATCAAATCGTTTCAGCTATAGATTCTAAAAGAAATGCCAACAAGGCGGAGATCAGTAAATACATGAAAAATTTGGGTCTCAATAATCAGGATATTCGGATAGTATTGAGTCGTAATCTAAGTGTGAATAGCAGTCGGAAGGAGGCTAATACAATTCTCAAAGAAAAAAAGAGACTGAAACTTACGAAACTTCTTGATGAAAAGAAGATTCCAGTCGCTAATCGAAAACAATTTTACAATAAGATTGACCAAGCTAACATCGAGTCTGTCATAAATGACTACATTAAAAACAAAAGTCGTGAAACGACCAACGATATCACAAAAACATTGAATACATACAATCTCAAAAATGAAGACAGGCAGTCAATTTTAAACGAATGGAATCGGAATCGAAACATGACCCTCGGGCAAGCAAAAAATCAGGCATCCAGACGCGCGGCGGAGTTTAAAAAGGAGAAGGAAACGGCTCTCCGATTATACATGAAGAATGAACTCAAACTTAATCCAGCTGACACCGAAACAGTTATGGAAAGTTTCGAACTCAATTCCCGAAACATGGGTGCTTTGAGAACTAAAGCTATGAATCTCCTAAAACTTTCAGATGAAAAGAGTCGTATAGCCGAACGTATTAGAAAGGCTCGTGAAGATAACAAAATAAATGTGAAATTTAAAACGAATATCAAAAATATGAAAAATGTAAAAAAATTCAACAATAAAATTGATCAAGTGTATATCGGTAAAGCTAAAAAGACTCTAGCTCGTCGCGCCCTTAATCACAACGTTACCATTTCCGAAGAACTCAATCAAATTAAGACTATAAATGATATACAAAAAGTTGAAGAATTAGTTGATAAAATAATCGATGGTAAAAAGGAGAAAGACCGTAAAGAACTCGAAAATGTTATCAAAAATCTTAAAAAAGAAGAACAAAATAGAATACTACAGAAATTCAAAGCACAAAATAACACTCTCGGAAATCTCTTACAAAATGCACAAAAACTAAGAAATGATTTTGTGGCTGAACAAGAAAAGGTAAAGAAGATTGTACGTAATAGTGTCCCGGGTGTTACTGGTCAGTATAGACGGGGTTGGGAAGGCGCTATCAACAAAGCTCGTACTTCCAAAGAACTCAAGGACATTCAAGATCTTCTCACCAATAAGGTATCGCTTCGTAATCAAATTGAACAGAGTAATCTTGGTGAAAAGCGGGGACACCTGATGCGTGTCATGAATATGAAGAATGATGTCAATAGACGACGACGCATTTTTGAACAACAGTTAAAAAAGTCAATCTACGAGAGTAACGAGGAAAATAACAATAAATTCAAAACGAAAATATACAACAATCCCATGGCTGCCCCGACCATGATAAACAACCCTATATATGCAAATAATTTGAATGCTGAAAAGAATCGTTTAAAGAATTTGGTGAAAAAATCAAAATTAAATACAAATCCATTTTGGGCTATTGAAATAAACGCCTTGACAAATGTCAATAAAGGTAAAAATATTGAGAAAAAGATCAAGAAGCCAATCTACGAGAGTAACGAGGAAAATAACAATAAATTCAAAACGAAAATATACAACAATCCCATGTTTTCAGCCAAAAACAATGTGAAGAGGGCAACCTTAACCAATAAATCAAGTTATCAGGCTAAGATTAATAGTCAATACTTCAAGTTACCAAGGAACCGAAAAAAGGTATATACTAGTCGGATTCAAAAGGCGACAACTTTGGGTCAGGTTCTGAAAGCCTATAATAATGCCGAGAAAGAACGTACGGCTAATTTAAAGAAATAAACCTCCTTTACTATAATGGAAAACTGTGACGTATGTTGTGAAAAAATCAACAAGATAAATCACAAAAAAGTTAAGTGTCCTTTTTGTGATTTAACAAGTTGTAGAACCTGTTCCCAGAGATATATTTTATCGTGTTTTCAAGATCCCCACTGCATGGGATGTAAAACCCTATGGAATCGTGAATTTGTAGATTCCTTCTGTACCAAGTATTTTAGAAATACTGAGTTGAAACGACACAGAGAAAATGTACTCTTTGAACGAGAAAAATCTCTAATGCCGGAGACACAACCGGAGGTTGAAAGAATTATACAGATGCGGAGACTCCGGAAAGTTATTCGTAATCAAAAGGAAAAACTCATCGAACTTCACCATAAATATAATACGTTTGAGTTGGAGGATACACAATCGTTAAACCCCGAAATAACAACACTTTACGAAGAAATGGAAGCTACATACAGACAATTGGAACAAGTTAGAACTCGTTCGACATTTGTTGAACGGGGTGCGCAAAAATTTGTGCGTCAGTGTCCAGTTGAAGAATGTAAGGGGTTTCTTAGTGAAAATTGGTACTGTGGATTATGTGAAAAGCACTACTGTAAAAAATGTAATGAAATGCTCACCCATGATCATATATGTGACCCCCAAACTGTAGAAACCATGAAACTTCTCAATAAAGATAGTAAATCATGTCCAAAATGTGGAACGGTGATCCATAAGTCGAGTGGATGCGCACAAATGTGGTGCATCAGTTGCCACACCGCGTTTAATTGGAGAACTGGTGAAATTGAAACTGGTCGAATACACAACCCACACTTCATAGAATTTAGGAATAAGACGATGACGTCTAGGGAACATGGGGATATTCCATGTGGTGGAGTACCCACGTTCAGGGAACTTCGAGAAATTGGAGCCACGGAAGATATTATTCAGTATGGAATGATTGTGCATCAAATGGACCGCGAAAATATGTACATTGATAGACGACCTATAGATAACACACACATTCGTGTGGCTTACATGCTCAATGATATAGACGAAGATGAATTCAAAAACTTTTTACAACGCCAAGAAAAATACAAAGATAAGAGTCGAGATCTTTCAAATATTTTTGAGATGGTGGCAAATACCGGTGGGGACCTTCTCCGACAGTATGTAATTGAACCAGAAAAACATGACGAAATCATACATTTATTACGAAAAATTGTGGATTATACGAATGAAGTATTTGAAACAATTCGAAAAAGATATAATTGTAGATTACCTCGAAATATTAATCTATAATTACATTAAGATGATACTCTTATTCTTTTTAATAATCTTGGTCGTTTATTTACTACCAGTGTATCAAGAACCAAGGGTCTTCCATGACTTTTTGACACCGGAGGAGAGGATCTATATCATAAAAAAAGCTGAAGAGAATCTCGAACCATCGACAGTTTCCCAAAAAGGTAGAGTACTGGAATCTGCCCGTAAGAGCGAGACTGCATGGCTTGATATTGGTGATCCGACCATCGAGACAATTGTCATGCGATGCCTTCAACATATCGACCGACCTATACGAAATTGTGAGAAACTTCAGGTTCTCAGATACAAACCGGGTGGGTACTACAAACCACACCAAGATGTATTGGTTGGCGTAGAGAATCCTCGATTATATACCTTTATTTTAGCCCTCAACGATGACTACGAGGGTGGTGAAACAAATTTCCCAAACATAGGGAGAGAATACAAACTCAAAGCGGGTGATGCACTCTTCTTCGACACCCTGGACAATTATGAGTTGGGGACGTCCAAAGCTTTACACGGTGGGAAACCTGTAAAGTCTGGTGAAAAATGGATTTGTAATTTATGGGTGAGAAAGTTTCCCGTGTGATATATTTTTGAACATTTTTACATACTCCGGTACCATCCAGGTAGTAAGTATGCCAGCTAAAGTCATGAATGAATGAAAGGGTGACATATTACAAACGTATAAAATTATAACTGATGCTTGACCTTCTCCCGGTTCGCCATGTGGAGGGCCTCGACGTCCGCCTTGTTTTGTCCTACGTAGGGAACAGCGTACCCCTCCTCACACATCCACTTATTGACATTGGTCCACTGTCCATCCTCTGACACCCAAATCTCCGCGAGGACCCGTCCAAACTTCCCCCTAGAATCCGCCTCTGGGCATCTGAGTTCGATCTCTATGTCGTCCTTCTCAGATGCGACAGCCTTTAGGCACCATTCCTTCAACTTCTTCTTGGAGAGGAGACCGAACTTCTTCTCTTCAGCGTCAGATGTGCGAGACTCTGGGGTATCGATACCTAGGAGCCGAACACGCTGCTTGGTACATACATCGAAGCCCAGGTCTATATTGACATCGATGGTGTCACCATCGACGACCTTCTCTAGGGAGGAGACGCGGTATTTGAAGGTGCAAGGTTCGACGTTGTAGGACATTTATTACAAGCTTAGAAAATATCTAGTATAGGTCACTATGAAATGCCTCGCCACCTTTTCTGAAAACCAGAGTCTCCACAAGATGAAGTTGAGGAAGATTCAGGTTAGAACCCTAAATGGGCTATACCACCGACCACGGCTTATTCGTCCGGAGGACGCGCCACCGGATAATCCGAGACTTCGTCTACGGTTCAAGGAAGCCATAGAAGAAGCACAGGAGATTTGTGAGTTGGATGTCAACTCTCTGGAGTGTCACCTCGCTTGGTACGAGGTGGATGAGTTGGAGGACTCACTCATGCGTCGATGATAACCATTGGTGGTTCATCCTCATAGCCATAGTAGTGGATGGAGATTCCATATAAGTTCATCATGCGGGGATACAACTCCTGATTGATGAACATTTTCCAGTGAGGCAAAGTTGTCAAAAAATATTCACACCTATCTTCTCCAAACCCGCGTTCGTAAAGAAAGTCCTCGTATCGTATAGTCTTCATCTCAGAAGTGATACTTATTGGTAAGGCACATGTGTTCATCTCTACAGCTTTTAGGACATCTATGATGTAGTATCCATGTGCGTCACAAATGAAATTGATTTTCATTTCTGGGTACCCTTTGATGTAGGCTTCAAAGTCAGAATTACTGGGAAGGGTGGTGAAGATGCTCCATTTTTCACACCCCATATTTGGGCGCGAAAATATACCCGGGTGGGTGTGATAAGTGAACGTTGAATTCGAATACCATTCGGGCTCTAGGACACTACTATCTATACGAGCTCTTTCTTTTGATGTTACCTGGGTGAAACCTGTATAGGTGTGGGTATCATCAAAAAGTAATCTCCCCCCGTACTCCCATTTTTGTTTAGTGGAAAGTCTGCTCACCTTCTTTAGGTCTTTCACAAGTTGGGTGGGAAGTTGAACGAGGCGGAGGCTCATTCATACTTATATTTACGAATTTATATTCATAGAGGTGGGTCTTGATCTTCTTTGAGTCCCCACAGTTTGAGTCACGTTTTTGGTGACTATTCTACCAACGTTTTGGGGAGCAAAGTTGAGATAAAACTTTCGCATAGCTGTTATATTCATGGCTGCGAGTTCTGTAATTTGGTTTATATTGCCCTGACCACTCAACAAGTATGGAATCATATCCATGAAAGTCACGTAAAACGTTGTACATACCCCTCGGTTATTTTCCGCTTGGAGATTTGGTCCATTATAATAACGAATTGTAAAACCACCACCCCACATGTTCTGTATGATGGGAATGATTTCCCTGCGGAGTGCGATCCCCCATTCAGAATTGGGCGAGTCCCGACCGTGTGGATCAAAGGCCCAAATTTTCTTCTGGATTGGGTTGACGAGAATACTGACTGTATGACCATTTCCAGATTCATTGGTTATGCCGACCATAAAAAAGTGAACGTTAGGTGATGCATTAATTCTGGAGTTTATGTTTGGTCTCCCCAGTGCTATTTTAACCTTATCAATATTTTTCACTATACCATATTTCTTTGTTGGTATGACGTAGTTAAAAAATGCTGAAACGTAGCCCATATTATCGAAGCGATCTTTCGCCCTCTTCAGATAACGGGGTATACCCGCGTATCCACATGACATACCATCACCAATTACGAGTGGTGGAATGTCAACTTCACGCGGTCTAGATTTTAGAATTTTCTCATTGTTGCTATTGTTGTTATTGTTTCGAGCCCGCTTGACCATCTTAAAGTATATAGAGAATTATTTTGAAAATTATTTAATGAATATAGAGGACTTTGCTCGGGAGATATATTCTGACCTGGGTCCGGGGTACAGTGAGAGAGTATATCACAATGCTATGGAAGTTTTACTTAGGGAGAGGGGGATACCCTACGAGTCCGAGAGGGTTGTACTGATTAAGTTTAAGGGTCACGTGATTGGAAATTTGAGGATAGATATGATCATTGACAACACGACTATTATAGAATTCAAAATCATCAAGTCTCTAAATGAAGCGGCGGAGTGCCAGGCCAGAAACTATCTTCATCTGACTGGTCTGAAGACGGCGTACCTGGTAAATTATCCACCGTGTCGGGAACGTGAGGCGGAGATTCGAAAGATTGAAGTAGGACCATTAGGGGGAGGACCTGTGCCAAACTCCGGTAAAACTGTAGAGATTCTTGGTACTGAGCCTCTGGGTTCGTTAGAGTTCCATGAAGGAGTTCTCGCACCCGATCAAGAAGAGTCCTAACTTCTTCGAGGCAGTGTTGTGCCTCTGGGTTCTCTAGATTAACGTCTTCTAAATGCGGAAGGACTCGGTTTTCCAGTTCGTAGAGTGCTTGCTCCATTTTTATTATAAAATATAGAATCGTTATACTTAAGTATCGTAATCTCTTGGAGTGCCGGGGTTCCCCCATTTGGGGGCTTTTTACAATAAATTTTACAATTGCAGCAGTCCCTCCTATTTAGGACTTGTCGCTTATTTGCATAACACCTCAAGGGTAAGTAGACGTCTTTTGCAAAGTAGCGAACAATTCGATCGATAAGGATCATCTATTATTTGATTACATCTTTTTTCGAGTAACAATGATGCTGTTTCTGATAACACCTTTCATCGTGATGATTTTTCTTACAGTATTCCATATTATCGATACATGATGCATTCCCGACAGTACCAAATATATGATCGAAAAGTGGGAAGATTATATTGAAATTATATTTTTCACCTTTTTGGGAGTGATGAATCGTGTGGTACCTCCAGAGGTAATCATAAATGAAAGTTGTGGGAAAAATGTGTAGCTTTGGAAGACCTTGGGTCACGGAGACGTCTGGTTTATAATCATGAAACCTTGTGTGCCAGTTATTCCAGAGGATATTGTGAAGAAACACCCCAATGACGGCGACCACCGCGGGCATGGGGATCACTTTCCGTATAGTGAGAAAGAAGAGGATTCCGAGTAAGACTGTCATACTCCACGGAAAATACACTTCCGTTGTATGATTATTGTCTTTGAGTGTCATGTCTATATTAACATACTTGTGATGTTCGACGTGGTGCTTGGCGGTATCAGCCATGTACGAACCAATTCCTGGAAATTTTCTCAGGAACTCTGGATCACCGTGCATGATATAACGGTGTAAGAACCATTCGTAAAATGAAATCACCACATACAAGAATACTATGTAATAATAATATTTCATTATTATAGTACGGATGTTTTATTTTGAAAAGCGGAGATTCGAAAACATTTTGGTTACAGATCGGAAGTCGCAGTTTTATATATTTACTCTTCTGTTTGTTTTATTGTTACTCACGTTCCCAATAACCACAACAACTGTGAGTATCCTCCTGGTAACACTTTTTCAGTACAAGTTATACACCTTCTTGACAGGTGTGAAGGAAGAATACAAACCAGAACCCGGTGACATTTTAATCTTTTTTTCACATACATCGGCTGATATACCCGAGTGGGTATATTGGGATGGTGGTCTATCTTTGCACACAAAGATCCCTGCAAAACATTACGCGACTGTACTCGATGATACCTACTTTGTTGAGTGTAGACATCCAGACTTTCCCAAATATGATAACATCACAAAGGATGTCACCAATGGGATACCACGTCTCGCCAAACTTAAATATATTTACGACGACTGGGGGAGTGGCGAGATTATGGTGATCAAGACGGGTAAGCGCATTGATTCAGAAAAGAGGGAAGAAATTATAAAAGTCTTCAACAAAGAGGGATACTGGAAAGGTGGTGGTTGTTTGGGACACTTCAACAAGACACAAAAAATGATAGATGGGACGTGTCCATTTTTTTTATCCGTAGAAGATATATTAAGGCACTACAAAGATGCTCGCGTTGGACACCTTAAAATTTAAACTGGCTACCGTGATTTCGCTGTTCAGATATATCTATTTAGAACTTGTGCATGACCATGTATATACGGCGACGAATGGGTATATAAATGGGTATGTATTAGTGTCTTTACTTCTGTACCTATTGAATGTACCATGGTACATAATAGTGACTGCGATTTTGGGAAGGGTTGCATATAGGAAAATTGCGGGTGACGAAGTGGCCAACACTAAAAACCATCCGTACAACGTGTTTGCGTTTTTTGTCATGGTTCTCATAGCAGCGTCTCTCGCACCCAATCGCGGTCGGACTTGAAAATTTTCGACAACTTGGGATCCTTACGCTTGAAGAGGATCATGAGGACATTTAGACGGCGGAAGAGACCAAGGGGTGGCTCTCCAGCTCGCACGACACGCATGAGTGCACGGTGTCGTGCAAGTTCGGACTTTTCCCTGACACCCTCATAGCCGTGGGCACTGAGGATACCAGAGTTACTGAGGGGGATGATGACTTTGGGCTTCATATATATACCTCAGATTACAATTCTACACTGTTGGAATGAACTCCCACATAAGATCTTGACAAATCATTTTCCAAATGACGTCCTGTTGGTACAGTTTTTCTTTGGATTTGAGGAGGGGAAAGTATTGAAGGTATTCGTCTTCACTCAAAAGTTCGCAAAATTTATAGAGGACGTAAGAATAGCTGAGGAAATTTTTACGTTCGGCTGGACAGTGGGTATCGAAGGGTTTTTGAATATCTTTGAACATCATTCGGAGACACTCCTCTAACTCTTGTGGCATATTTGGTGGTTTGATTCCATTTAGAATATTAGTGATGTATGGTACGTGCTCATAGTATTTGTTGAGTTTCAACTTTTTCAAGAGTCCTCTAATTTTTGCATGGGTAATGTCTTCCAATTTTTTGATTTTAATTTTTTTGAGTTCAGATCGAAGTTGTTCTATGACTTCTTCAGGTATGTTGGTAAGCTCCTGTGCTTGGAATTGCGACAACCATTCATTGAAATGATTCTCCCGTTTGTATGAATAGTTCACAACTTTTTCGGATGTTTCTTGTTCTTCTCTATATGTTAATTCTTCACTAATGAGGCAATCTATGATTGCACCACACGAGTCACACACGAGATCACTCGTGTCGTGAAAATGTAAAAGATTGCTGTTTGGACACGTTTTACATTGATCCATTGTTTTCACAATTTTTCTTGTTATATTTTGTTTTTCAACCTCTATTAGATAATCTGTGAAAATATCCTTTCTCTTCAACCCAACGGTCTCCTTTACATTGAATATGTTATCAGTATTTGATATTTCTTCAGTTTCATCAGCGTGTTGATTCATGTAGGGCATACATTTCATAATATACTCCGCCATATCACTTTGATATTTATTCTTATTCTCTGGGTCTTGATTTATCAGATTGTTCCATTCTTCTATTCGGTTGTTATATCTACTTAAAAAATTACCTTCCATCTTATATAAAGAAATGCTCCTCAAACTTTTAAGTAATCTTTTTCTAATTTATAAATACCTTACCACACCACGTGATTATTCTATTATTTCTGAGGAAATTTCATATGAAATTGATCATGATATGCAATATCAAATTGAAGATGATTTTTGGTTAAAAGAGAGTAAATCTTGGGACGATGGTATTTTAGATGAATACCATGTATTCGTCAAAGGTAAAAAATTTAGACATACCATACTTCCCCAAAATATCAAGTGGGTGATTTTACGGGTCAAGTATTATTTCAACGGAAAAGAATACACCGCAATCTCGGATGATATAAATTTCAAACCTGGTGAGAATGAAAATACTGCGATGCATTTTAGTATCCCTTTGAGTAGTGTTTGGGTGGTTGATCACGATGATAAACCCAAGAGAAACATTACTGAAAAGGTGAAACGGTACTCAGGTCCGCGGAATGATTTTCACGGACAAAAGGTTCCACTCGAACACTTTTTATATTATGAAAGAGATACTTTGAAGAAAAAATTCCCCAAAATCGTACTCACCAATACATTTGGTATGAAAAAGGTACTCTCAACCCTGCATGATTTTACAACTGATCTTCAGATACCTTAGTCGCCAGATAAAACTTAAGGTCCCCCAAATTTGCGACATTGTATTTTAGAATCAAAAACCTATTTCCAACTTCTTGTATAATTTGCACAGACGCACACATACTCGTCGCCTTTGTAAAGATATTCAGATACTTCAAACTATACAGACCCCCGATTGTGGGACTTTCATCCGGGCACTCGATAATTGTCTCTTGATTGGCAAAGTCCCCATCACATGTGAGATGGATATTCTTCCCGGATCTCTTAATTTCAATGTCCCCGCCAATATTTGACATGTCGCGACACAAGCGTTGAAAGTCAGCTGATGGGAGGGTTGTTATAGTGGTCATATCTAAATCGGGAACCTCGATACGACTTTCATTGATGTCTAGGAGTTTTAGTTGAAATTTGGAATTGGTCCTTTTCGTTTCACTGATAATTTCTATGTTCATATATTCCTTTGATTCAATCGCAATCTTGAGAACATCGTTATTGGTGATCGTCTTTAGAAGTTTGAAAGTATTTGAAATGTTAATCCCAGCGATGATTTCTTCTTGCTCACATTCATACTCTTCAAAGTTGTCAGCAGCGAGATGCATATCTATGAGTGACGTCCTCGCCGTATCCAGTGTGATGACATACACACCACTTGGTCTAAAGTATACATTGACGTCATTGAGAATATCTTTCAGTACTTCGAATGTAGACTTAAAAGCAGAAGCTTGAATAGTCGTAAGTTTCATATCTACTATGATATGCGCGTTACATCTTTAAATCTGTATACGCCACACCTTTAGACACGTCACGATTAATCTTCTCTTCTAATTCTTTGGTCATCGCGGGTTGGAGTGCCCGACCGTAATCATCAAGGCGGAACATATCAGAGTTATCATTACCATCCAGGCTGGACATGGAGCACCCAAACGCACCGATACTGGAGTTCTCGACATCCTTTTTGGGTAATAGAGAATCAAGCCAATTCTTAATCTCGTTACCCACGAGAATTTTACCATTCTTCGTTAGCATAGTTGGAACACGATTGATTTTATTTTGGTAGTTTGGTGGCACACCCTGTGTGTTGATGTTATGAAAATGTACAAGTTGTTTCAACTGAGGAACTTTGTTGACATACTCAATGACATCCATCGAGTGTTTACACCTTGGGCTGTAAATCAACAGCGACATCTATTATCTATAGGGTATTTTGTAAAAAAAAATTAACGCGTTATAGTAAATATGAATTACTCAGTCGCGATCATCCTTCTCATGTTGGTTGTTTTTATCATGACCTCTCGAGAATCTTTCACTGAAGCGTTCGGTTTATCAGGCTACACAAAGCCAACGGGTATCGTCAAGTTCGATGACCCCAGACCAGACCTCTCCAAATATACCAAAGTTGAGGCCAATGTCGATAATGACACCATTGAAGAATTTGTACTCCAAGCCAACAAGGAAATATCCAGGCGTACGGGTATCTGCACCTACATTATCGAGACGACATCGGTGATGCATTACAAGGGTGAGGAGAAGGACATCTACGAATGTATGTTCATGGCTATCAAGAAGGGTGGCTTCTCTTTCGGTTTCTCCATCGTCGCATCCTACGAGGTTGAGAATGGTAAGGTTCGTCTTGTATCTCTCCGATCTCAACCCATTAACGTTGATGTACCTGGTGATGTGAGTGCATTTTCTGATGGTTCCCCTGGTAAAGAATTCCTTGATTACGAGCTCGTTAAGGATGCGGCTTCACCTACGAAGGCTGAGTTGGATTCGATAAAAAATAAGTCAGAGTAATTGTAATGATCAGCATCGATGATGTCAATAAGATTGATGAAAAGAGAAAACAAATTCGAAAGGAAATTTATAAAAAAATTTACGAACAGTTTTCTTCTAAAATTCGACAGACGGTGGAACTTGGACACAAGCAGATATTTTTGACCGTTCCACACTTTCTCATGGGGTATCCAGCATTTGATAGAGGTATGGCTGCGAAATACATAAGCAGACAGTTTATATTGGGTGGATTTACTGTTCAACTCATAAACGATCACGATATATATGTCTCTTGGATTGTTCCCAAAAAGAAAAGGGAGAGAAGGGCGGCAGAGCGGGTCCCTGACGATGATTTCCCAAACCTAATGAACCTCAAGAAGATTGCGAATAAATACAGGGGAAGTGCGTAGTAAAATCTGAATTTAAAAACCACTTTAATCATAAATGGACAACCTCAATATATTGGTAGAGGCTAAGCGTGAATACCTGGGGCAGATGTGCTTCATCATGTGCCCAGCTATGATTGAAGTCTTCCAGGACATGTACAACGAATCTGTGTCCCTCTCCAAGGGGCGAAAAGTTCTCATAATGTATCAGAAATTGCTCAAGGAGGTTCCCAACTGGTCCAATGCGATGTCGAAAAATCATTCGGATAACATTGCCAACAGGTGCGCGTGGTTTAATGATTTGTTGGCGGCTGTATTTGTCGCTTGTACGAAGATTCTGTCAGCCGTTCGTCTCAAGGCTGATAATAAGAAGATTTCTCTCAAACTTCCCACTACGGAGGTTTTTATTCAAACCTGCTACAACAACATCGCCAAGGACCTCTACAAAGACCCCTATATTTTCAGTGAGGAGCAGAGTGAGTACCTAAGGGATGAGAAATTGACTGTTCGTTTCTCCCTCTGTATAGAGAACACAGTCAAGGAGCTCATCCCCGTACAGCAGATTCTCCAGACCTACATGTCCCAAGAAACGAGAGACATCTCCCTCGATGGTGATATTCAGGATGGCATTGATCCTGATGTGCTCGAAGGTGAGGAAGATCCCTTCCCAGAGCCAGAGCTGGGACCAGAGCTGGGACCAGAGCCAGAGCCAGAGCCAGAGCCAGAGCCAGAGCTGGGACCAGAGCCTGAACCAACTGGTCTCGAGAATGAATTCAAAACCGTCCCAGGTGTTCAAGCCCCGAACCCCGAACCGGAACAGCCAGGCGAAGATGTCGCGGATGATGTTTTCTTTGGGGATGCACCAGAGCAGCGTACAAAAAAAGTTGCCTATAATTAAATGGAACTCTCTGACTATCTTCGAGACCCCGTGAGTGCTGCTCTCATCGCGGCGGGTCTTACCGCGACATATATTCATTTGAAGGCTCACCTCAATAATGAAGGTAAGTTGGAACTCAATAAATACACCAAGCCCGCCGTTCTCAATGCGATTCTCGTGTTTGCCATAGTATCTGGTGGTATTGGACAAAAAGAATCTATTTCCTCAGAACCTTTCTAAACTTAAAGATTACACGAATAGAATAAGAAAATGGCATCCGTTACTGCGTTTAACGATATGATGGGTCAATTTCTTGTGGAATTGCACAAGACTTTTCCAGATGAAAAAGGCATTAAAAAAATGATGACTTCCTTCGACCTACTGAAGACGACCAACCCACGCCTCGTTGTTGATGGTTTCATGAAGGGTGTTTCTCCCTACGCCGATAAGATTTCCGCGAAGGATGACAACTTTCTTCTCAACGAGATGAATACAATTGATTTCCTAAAGGACCTCAACATTAAGTCATACTGGGAGAGGATGTCAGTCAATACGAAGGCTGCGACATGGCAGTATCTCCAGACTCTGTATATGCTTGGCACTACGATTACCTCAATCCCAGACGACACGCTGAAGATGATTGAGGGTATCGCGAAGGAATGCGCTGACAAGATGCAGGATGGTGATGGGGGGGAACTTAACCAGGATGCACTTATGAAAATGATGGGGAACATGCTTGGTAGTCTCCCTAAAAAATAAACCTCCACCTATACTAAATGAAAGTTTGGTTTGAGGATCCCCAACAACTCATCAGGGCTGATAAGGTTTCCGAGTTTTGGCCAACCAGTGATCAAACACCAGAAGATCGCATCAACGCTGCTTCTCGTTTTATCATTTATGCGAGTTGTCTGATTTACCTTATTCGCAGGGACCCCAGGATTTTCGTGTTAGGTGCGACCGTTCTTTCAGTTGTGTATGTTCTTTATAAGTCTAAGATGGTAATGAACACGGCGAGTTATACAGTGGATGGTGAGGTCCCGTGTCAGATGCCAACCGAGGAAAACCCAATGGGTAACGTTCTCATCACTGACTTTACCGATGCCCCAAACAGATTGGAGGCGTGTTATTATTCCACTGTGAAATCAAACGCGAGTAGTAGGATCCCCATGGATAGTGGGCGCTCGCGTTCCCCCCTCCCCAAGTATATGCAAAATGCGGTAAATCGACAGTTTGTCACCAACCCAGTGTCGAAAATCCCAGGTGATCAAACGCAGTTTGCGGAATGGTTATATGGTCCCAAGAATGGACCCATGTGCAGGAGTGACAGTAGATATTGTGATCCAAACGCGAGAGGGGTCCAGCTCGAGGCATTCGCGGGATTGGGATCAAATGGAGACAAGCGGTCGGGTATGTTTGCGAGGTAGAGTAGATTAAAATTCTTATGTAATAATAAAATGGCATATCAGCTCCAACCTGGCCTTTCGATAGTTCAAAATTCGGGTGCTCTCCCCGCTGTTAAGGCGACTGATGAAATTTTCGTATATCCCCAGCCCAGTAGTACGAACTGTGGCGACTGCCGTCCCAACACCATGCTCTATGGTACCGCCCCCTACATGGCGGGTAAGGGCTCCCCAGCCCAGTACATCGACACGAGTGACCAACTTCGCCCACAATCCACATCCCGATTCAACAAGAACATCGTCCAAACCTACGAGCGCCGTCTGTTCCCCCTGTCCAACATGGAATGTAAAGTTCCCCTCCGTACCATGAGGTATGAACCCGCGAGCACCCGTGCCGATCTCCAAAATGGTCTTTTTCAGCAGAGGTACGCTAATAAAAATGTCGGCAAGAAGTAAGAATGGCTGATCCCATTTCGCTCATGGCTGTTGCCGGTTTAATATACGCTGGTCGAACTTTGAGTACTAAGTCTGTTTCACCACCACCACCCGTGGAGGAGGTCCAACAAACGGTAGCCAAAGGTCCCATAGTAGAAGTCCAAAATAATGAATTTAGTCCTATGAACGGAGTACCTCAAAAAAGGGAGATGGAGAGTTTCGCCGACATCTCCATACAACAACGAAGTGGTGGTCAGGAAATACTAAACATGCGAAACCGTATGTACGACCAGGGTCGAATGAATAACCTCTCACCTGTAGAGAAACAACTTGTCGGACCAGGTCTCGGTGTAAGTGCAGATACCCCAGCCGTTGGTGGGTATCAGCAAATGTTCAGAGTGAATCCTGTGAATGTTGGTGAGTACAGATTGACTACACTCCCTGGACGATCTGGTCCAGCTGCTGACATCACTGGTGGTCGATCAGCCGTCGTCGGAGAACTTACCCACAACAAACCAGAAACAACTTCATTCCTCCCTTCCCGTCTGCCTACAATGCCGGGGCGTGCCCAAGGTATGTCGGGTGTGGTCCCACGTAACGAACATGAGAGAACTAAGCGCACGACAAACCGATCGGAAACTGGTCTCCGCACAGATGGACTTGGTTTCAATGGCGCCAAGCGTTTCGTTTCCGCTCAGACAATGTCTCAAGATCCTACACGGTTTAAGAGTGACCGCAACGATTCCCAGTACAACTACTACAACCAACCTGCACCGGGTATTACAAATTTCCAAGGCGCTTACACGAATGGTGCCGCTGCCAAGGTGACTGCGAAGACCAACGAGGAGCTCATGAAGTATGGTTTCCGTCCCGAAGATCGTCGTGGTAAGCCCAACAGGATGGGTAACGCGGGTCGTATGAATGTCCGTGAGAGTGCCCTCAAACAGGGTGGTCGCCTCACTTCGGTTCGATCAGATACGACTCGCATCGATGGTCGTGTAAATGCTGCCAACGGTGGTTGGACCCAACAATACCAGCAGAAGCCAATCCACCAATTCAACGCCTACAAGGGTAACGCAAATCCAAATGCGTGTGATTTGGATATCGCCAAGCGCCAGCTCCAGAACAACCCCCTCGCTCATGGAATCTACCAGTAAGTATTTAGATATTAGACAAAAACATTCATTAAAATATTGTGCCTGTATTTTAATGAAGGTGTATAACCTCTCGATTGATAGTAGTGAGCGTCTTACGAATGTATATTCACATGCGAACAACTACGTTGTTACATTAGAGAACCCAATTTATGACGTGTCCCAATTTAAACTGGTCTCTGCGAGGATTCCTACACCTCAGCTGACATCGTGTGCTACCAATAAGACATTTAGTGTCGATGGAAATGTTTTCACACTCAATGAAACAAACTACGCGAATGGTTACGTCCTGGCTGAAGATCTTGAAACACTCCTCGCACCACCAGATTCCAATGTAAGTTTAGTTGTGTATGACGAAGAAACTCAGAGTTTGAACTTTTCAAACGTGGGAACATCCAACGCCTTTACATTCGAGTTTCATTCAGGAACAAATGGATATCAAAGTGCCTCATCCCTTATGACGACACCGCATCAACTCATGGGCTTTAGTTCTCAAGACTTTAGTTCAAATGCAAATGGTGAAATTACATCTGGGTTCATCAATCTCCATGGTCCCAACTCATTGGTTCTAAAATTAACTTCCGGATCGGATGAGTTTAGTCAAGATGTATATTCATCAACCCCGTTTTACACGGGTCACATTCTTATGGATGGTTCAGACTTTATAAACTTTAACGGTGCAGATGATCTAGTGATCCACCATTTCCATTCTGGACCCAAAAAATTTGTACAAGATATTCGCGTTGAATTTTTCTACATGAGTCACGGTCGTCTCATTCCATATGATTTTAGAAATCAAGATCATGTACTGAAATTTGAAATTACCTGTTCCACCGATAAATTAGAGGGACTATCAAAAGTCCCAATCGAGACTATAGAGGAAGAATCTATAAGCATTCCTGAGGTGAAGAATGTTTATAGATGGAAAAGAGAATACACCTACATTGTATTGATCGTTATATTTGGACTCCTCCTCATATTTTTCATGAAAGGTGGGCGTCGAGGGTATCGAAGGAAAATTACCGAGTGATCGCATAGACTGGCTGCGCTGGCTTCTGGACACGACCATTGATGTTCGAGATCACGAGATAGACAATCACAGAGAGGAGGGAGGTGAGAATGGCGATGAGCGCGTACTGGGTACCACCATTCTTGGGGACCTTAATGAGTTGGGTAATCGACCAACGGATGAAATCCATCCAAGACATGGCCGCCGCGAAGGAGAAGCCACCAACGATGGAGTTGAGGGTCTGGGTCTGAAGCTCTTGGGTCACGAGATCGACAGTCTTGATAGCAGAGGAAACGGCGGACATTGTATATAGTTTATCCTGAGAAAATTATTCAGGTAACAGCTCCTGCTTTTCTACGACTTTTTTGAATTTTTTCTTTTTTATTGTTTTCATTTTCGAAAATAATTCTTCATCATCTGAAGAATCTTCACTAGAACTGGATCCTGATTCATATATTTTGAATTTAGTATTTGAAAAAGACCATCCTTCGGGTTCAGAGGTGCCCATTACTATTAATAGCATTTTTTAACATCTCTTCTGCCGGATTTTGTGGCACCCAACTCTCCCATTGGTCATGAGCTTGATTCATGAGGATGAATTTTTCCTGGTCCCCCGAATATCTTTCAAAAGGTGGGCAATCCTCTTCTGGAACTTCTTCGATATCGTCCTCGTCCTCGTCCTCGTCCTCGTCCTCGTCCTCGTCATAAATTTCAGGAAACAAACTTCCAACATTTTGACCCACTGTATTCATCGCACAGTACTTAGTCGCATATTCCATGTCCTCTGGGAGTATAATGTTCCTCCCACAAGCTTTGGAATATTCGGCCGCTAAAACGACACTGTTTTCCATCACAGGCATCATAATGTCAATCATGGAGTTCATGTATTGTTCTGCCATGGCAGAACCATCACCACCGAATCCGGTTTGCATGTTCATTTTAATGTTTAATTTTAAAAAGAGTTTTGCCAATTCCCTCACTTACACGGAATGTGTTGTAGCTTAGGGCGTAGACTCGAATTTGTCTTTTAAAAAATGGACATGCGGTGAGACTTAGGTTTAAAATTTGATCTTTTACGAGACTGAAATTAATTTGCCCGGTGGGATACCATTCCTCTGGTTGGAGAGCGAAACTATACGAATAAAATCTCCTAATCAATTGAGTCTTTGAGTGGTGAATTCCCCCCTGTATAGCTTTGAGGAAAGTGACGGTCCCTGTATCTTCTGTGATGATGTCCTGATCATCAAGGGTGAGTGTCAAGTAATCAAGATTTTCATAGAGGATGAACTTTCCATCCTGTACATTTGACGTGTTGTCGTAATCGAAGATGGTGACAAAGTTCCCCTGTAGTGTGGTGTCTGCCTCTACATTTACATTACTTCCCTGTCTCTGGATAACGAAGTAGAGTTCCTTGATTGGGTTTGTAAAGTCCAACTTGAATTTTCCAGAATTTACACCAACACCAACATTAAAGACATTCTGTTGAAGCTGCGTGATCAGGTAGTCTGTGGGTGTATTTTCAATCTTAATACGTTCTACACAATCTAAGAAGACAACTTCTGTGCAGAGTTGAAACTTTTTCAGATTGAGAGTTTCCTGTAAAGTGTTGTAGCTTCCATCACCTTTAATGACCAGTTCCTGTGCGTGTCTCAGTTTAAACTCGATTTCAACTTCCTGTTTGTTAATAGCACACAGGGGCACTGCAAGTTTGGGATTTCCATAAAAATAAAATGGAAGATCGACAAAGAAACTTTCGTCAGAATCCAATCCCAATGTACCATTGATTACGATACCGGAATTACTAACCACCTCACCAACTCTTTTGTCTGACGTTTGAAGTGGGTACTTACCCACAAGTTGTTCGAGGGCGCTTTGTTTGGTTTGGGTGACATTATGCTCCGAATAAATTTGGAGATAGTCACTTGTCAATCGCTGAACAACCTCACCACCCACGATGAGATCTACGTATTCTATAATTGCATGTGCAACTGATTCGATGTACATCGTCGTGCTCGTGACTATAATTTCGGGAAGGGTCATCCTTACACTCAACGTCTTGAGAAGATCACCTTGATTTTGGGGAATTTTGAATCGTACAATCTTTCCAAAATTAGCTTCATTTTCTGGATCTATATCAATAAATTCTGTAGAAAAATTTGAGTGTTTTTTGAAACTTTCCACAAAAAAACTGTAGTCTGGATCTAATGTGAAAAATCTCTCTTGGGGACCAGAAGCCAAGAGTTGGACTTGTCCAGCCATTACTACTATATCCATCTAAAATTTTAATCCAGCTAAACCACTCTCAATCCTCAATACATTGTAATTCAGTGCATATACACGTGTATCGTTTTCAGATACAGTTTCGATTGGGTTAATTTCAATTGTAAAAAGTTTATGAGATATGCGACTCATATTCACCTGACCGGTTGGATAAGGTACCGCAGGATTGAGAGAAAATGAGTACATACCGAATTTAGATGGACCCAGGCGAGGATTCAAACCGTTAAACGTTTCGGTCGTGAAAGTGAGCGCCGATGGAGAATTTATATGGTATTTGAGCGGTTGTTCGTAACAAAGAAAGAGTCCATCCCTGCTGAAAACGATTTCATTGTTGAATCGTAGTTCGACATTTACGATTTCATTATAGTAATTTGGTATATTGTTTGAAGAAGCCACTTTATTTTGAGAAACGAAGAAGATTTCTTTGACGGGGTGATGGAAGTTGAGCATCACAGACTTTTTGTTTTCACCAGCTTTCATCTTAAACTTGGACAACTGCACCTGTGTGATGACATAGTCCAGGGGTCTGGACATGAGGTACCCCCTCTCCTCTGGTGTGACATATACAAACTCTGTATCCATCGAAAACTTCGTGATCGAAGCTGTGACATCTGAAATACCACCTGCATCTGGTGCTCCGAGATTTCTCACAAGTTCATTGAGGGGTCTCGTTTTGACTCTCACCTCGACGAGTTGTTTTGTCAGAGCGCATGTAGGTATAGCCAAGGAAGGATTCCGGTAAAAATAAAATGGAAGACACAGGAAATATGTATATTCACCCGAGTAGCTCAGATAGTTTCCGTGACCATTCAGGAAATACATCGTCTGATTAATATCATCAATTGTGTTATGAAGTTGTTGGTGCATGTAAATGTATTCGCCTGTGATTCTCTCGATGAGTTGTCCTCCGATGAGAAGTTCGGCGTACTCGATGAGATGAGTTATTATTGATGGTGACCAGACCATATCGTTTTCACCACCATCATCCGGTTGGGGGTCGGAGAGAGTTATCTTCAACGTCATATCTCTGATGAGATCACCTTTATCATTTGGAACTCTACATTCGATTACCTGCCCAAAGTCGATGTTCCCATCAAACTGACTCTCCACAAAGTCGAATGAAAATTTAGTGTGTCTCTTGTAATTCATCAGAAAGTACGAAAATTGTGGCTCACCTGTGAGCCACTCGTCTTGTATCCCAGTGGCAGCGAGCCTCAGACGGCCAGCCATTCCTACTCTATATGAGTAAAATTTTGCTAAATAAAACGAGACACTACAATAGAATGAATCTCCAGTTGAGGAAATTCAAACCAGAGGGAATAGCCGACGATAAAGTTTGTGTATTCATCGGTAAGCGAAATACAGGTAAATCCACCCTCGTGAAAGACATAATGTTCCACAAGAAGCATCTTCCAGCCGGTATCGTCCTCTCGGGGACAGAGGAAGGTAACCATTTTTACTCTGAATTTATTCCAGACCTCTTCATCTATGGTGACTATGACAGAGACGCGATAGAAAGGGTCATGGCGAGGCAGAGAAAATTGGTGGGTGCAGGAAAAGAAAACTGCGGAGCCTTCATGCTCCTGGATGACTGTATGTATGACTCAAAGTTCCTCAAGGATACGTGCATTCGACAGTGTTTCATGAACGGGAGGCACTGGAAGATCTTCTTCATGCTCACCATGCAGTACGTCATGGACCTTCCACCCGCACTTCGAGCTAATGTTGATTACGTCTTCATCCTCAGAGAGAATATCATCCAGAATAGAGAAAAGTTGTACAAATCCTTCTTTGGGATCTTCCCCTCCTTCGACATGTTCTGTAAAGTGATGGACGCCTGCACAGAAAACTATGAGTGTCTCGTGTTAGACAATACGGTAAAGTCTAACAAGATTCAAGATTGTGTGTTCTGGTACAAGGCGACCGTCAGGAAAAACTTCAGGGTTGGTGGTCCAGATCTATGGAGACTCCACAAGAAGATGTACAATCCCAAACATCTACAGCAGAAGGAGGATGATGCCAAGAAGGCGACAAAGAAGACGAATCTCAAGATTACAAAAACCAGATAATTGCGTCGGTCGGCGTCGAAGAAAAAGTACGGGACTATTAAATGGCTTCCCCCCAAGTGAATACCATGAATTTGTCGGATGATGGTGAGGGAATGGTCCCCCTCAACGATAATCCATCTGTGGCTTTTACACCTGAAAAAAATATGAACCAAAGTAAAGAGACAACGATGGATTCTACCCCCATTAATGATATTATGATGGAACCCCCAACAATGACCGACGAGCCCAGGATGCAGGGTATGATGCCCCAAATGACTGCCCCACAACCCCAGGGTGCCTATGTCGCCCCCGCCCCAGCCGCGCAACCCGAGAAGAAAAACCCCTTCAACCTCACCGATGAGCAGCTCACCGCCCTCGTCGTCGCAGCATGCACCGCCATTGCAGTGAGCAAGCCCGTCCAGGACCGTCTGGCGACCTCTATCCCCAAGTTCCTTAACGAACAAGGGGGTAGAAGTATGGTTGGTCTTGCTACTACTGGTATCGTATCGGCGATTGCCTTCTACATGACCAAGGATTACATCGTTAAACCCTAATTAACTGTTTCCCAGCCCATATTACTGTAGATTGATTTATCTATACCAGCAAAGTAAGTAATTATAGCTCCCATAGCAAAAGTCGCTGAGAGTAACATCGTAAGGTCAAACGCCTTTCTCTTGTCACCCTCATAGGTCTTTATAGAATCCGCTGTTTGTGTCCATATCTTGTTTGCCAGGTAGGTGAGAATCAAAGAAACAACCGTGGCTGAAAAGAAAAAACCGCGATCGACGGCGAGGCGGGGAATGTTACCGACAATCACACGCAACACATTTGGTATAACCATAGTGAGCCAAATGAGATTAAACGTGTAGTTGTCGATAAATTTGGGAACGGTCATGACCGAGAATATAGCTATCCAATATGCTATCACCATAAACAATACGTTAAGTGGTGTCTTCATTTACTGTACGTGCAGAATATTATTTATCCTGGATGTGTTCCCCACAAAATTCTGTTCTGATGGGGATCTTCTCGTAGATGCCAAGATCCACAGACATGTCCCGAAGTTCTATGTAATTTTCCCAAAATTGAGGGGAGTGTTCATACTCCTTGACCGTGCAGTGTGCCAACTCGTGTATGAGAACGTGAAAAATCTCATTGGACTCACCATCAAGACATATAGCAATTTCACCACCCTTATTTGTATTGTATCCAACAGCACCATTCATACGTAGAATACCCGTGATTGGGATAGCTCGTACGATCATAGAATACTTTTCATTGTTCGTCTCGTATAGGTGTTCCCTGAGGATACGGTATTTCTCTTTGACTTCCTTGAGTCTTTGGGGCTCGCGGGTTTCACGGAGTATAAAGAGGTTTATGACTATCAATAGAAAAAATGCTATCATTTGTTATAGACAAAGATAAATTTACTATACAATTCTGAGATTGGGTTCCCACCTAGACCCTCCCACAATTGTAACCTAAACCCCATGTCTTCCAGAGTAGTCACAAGATAATCCTTATAGGCTACAGGCTCTGACTTTGGTCCGTCTGCGTAGTATGGTGTGTCCGTCAAATGTACAAACAATTTTTCACCAAAATCCCCATTCCCGTGCTTTTCCAGTTTAAAAAAGTTCCCCATCTCATCAACTAACGGTGTTCTAAATATGATCTTTTCCGAATCTGGGATGATGCCGATTAGGTGACCACCGGGCTTCGTGCGCTTTTTGATTTCCCTTAGGGAACTCATGAAAAGCGCCTTTGAAGCAAATATATAGTGAAGCGAAAAGTTAAAGCACACCACCTCAAATTTCCTATTTGGACAATTGTGTATGTCACCGTCATAAAAATTCACCCTCATGTGCATATTCTTCGCACGAGACTTGGCCTCCACCAAAGCTGAAGGCTCCGGATCACACATATTTATATTCACCCCACATTTGTGCCATTTTTGAAGATCCCCACCAAAACCACAACCCACATCCAAGATGTGCTGTCCCTTCTGCGCAACAGACTGGATCAACAACCTCTTAGCCTCGTTGTGATTTTTTCGGATCACTTCCATAGTCCATACTTTTATCACCTTTTTAAATCACTTAGGATTGCATTTGCCAATTGTCGTTGCCCAATCTTGAATCGACCAGCGTACATGTAATTTTTCCTAAACTCACAGCCATTGAGAAATTGAAGAATATCATCCAAATCTACTTCCACGTGTGGCACAAGACACAAAAGCTTGCCACCGAAGTACCCAACCGTACCCCCAAATGCAATCTTTTCATCCCTCGTGAGATTTTTCACATATATACACGGGTGACCTTCCTTTTCTTCAATCATTTTGATGTTTCTCGGAGCACCCCACTCGAACCAGTTCGTCTCGTTAAACGTTTTAATTTTTCGATTCATCAGGTGTGTTTTATTTTTCAAGAGGTGTTCATCAATCTGTATCTGACCTGTTGGAAAAGTATCTGCAAAAATGAATTTTTCCACTTTCTCTTCATCTACGAGGATATCCATATTCCCAAAGGGAACTTTATACACTCCATCTTTTCCAGAAACAAGACCAACATACACATTGAACACGTTCGACACGACATCACCATACATAGGTTCATCACTAAATGTCACGATACCATCGATTGTATTGCAAAATTTCAAAGTATCATTTACATCTACCTTCTGTGTGAATACACCCTTTCTGTACCTAAAAACTACCACATCCACACTCGCCGAATCGAACAGTTTCTCGTCGTGTGGGAATAGAAAATGGGTAAATGACCCATGTTCAACCATTTCAGATATGATCGTCGAAGCACTCGTCAATTTAATAAAGTCCGATGGAACGATAAATATCAATTCCCCATCATCATCCAAAAGTTCGTAGCACTTTTTAATGAAATGAAGATATAAATTTCCATTAGACTGCTTAACATATGGTGGATTCCCAATAATAGTCTTAAACTTTTCATCGTGGAATGGGTACTTCATAAAATCACCATATAGGATTTCTTGGTTTTCATTTAAATCCAGACATGGTTTAATTGTTGAATCAATTTCAAAACATTTCATTGGGTATTTGTCGTCACGTTCCTTGAATTTTTTAAGGAGATGCCCAGCCCCAAAGGACGGCTCGAGAAGGGGAGCATCCAGGTGCTCCACATTGTCAAACACATACTGTTGAAGTCCTTCATTAATTGTAAAGAACTGTCCCAGTTCCTTGCTCATTAGTTTTTAAAGTTTCATAAACTTTAAGCGGCTCCGCCCACTTTTTCATGAGCTCGACCATCTTGTATTCCATGAGATCCCGATATTCCTGGTTTGTTCTCTCGACGTGTCCGTTTGGCCATGTAATCTGAAGTCCATTCGATGGATTAACCTTGATGTGTTGTTCTGGAATTTGATCAAAGTTACCAACCCAAACACGTTGTGAATTTTTCGCAACGATGATCAACCCATAGTTTTTCAATTCACGATCGGCGGGTGTATTGATCAAAGTCTTGGCAATCTCTACGTTGTTTGTACATGTCGGGTCACCAAAAACATATTTAACAAAGTGTGCCGACCCAACCAGATTATTCGCTTGGGTGGGTCGATCCTCCACAACTTTGATGTTGATTGGTAAATCACCCATCCAGACATCACCGAGGTCTCGTGATCTCCCTTTTATAAACATACCCGGGTGTCTTTGAATTAGATAGTCGGAGATAATTTCTTCATCCTTCATACTATTTCGCCGACCATCAACATCCCCCAAGTTGAAAGTAAATACGTGAGAAGTTAGAGTCCTCTGTAAGAGTGAATATATAGTCTTCGTGTCACGTGTAAGCCACAGTAACTCTAGATATGTATACTTGGTCATGGTTTTAGAATGTTTCATAGTTTTAAGTAACTTACTTACGAGCTTAAAGTTTTAACACATACTATTTGTATAATGTCTCTTGAAACAGATTACACCACCGTTCCCGGTCAGATCTTCGCATGCCTCTCGATCATTGGACCCGAGGCTCCCCAAAGGAATGACAAGTTTGGTATCAAGATTCGTGGTGCGTTTGCTACACGCGATGAGGCTGCCAACCACGCCAAGCGTCTTCAGAAGGAGGACCCCACCTTTGACATCTACGTGGTTGATATGTACAAGTGGCTCCTAATTCCCCCAGATCCCACCAAGATTGAGGACGTCCATTACACCAACGAGAAGCTCGAGGAAATCATGTCTGGTTACAAGGAGAACCAGGCACAGGCTGCTCGTATGTTCCAGGAGCGTAAGTCGGCGATGACAGCGGGTACCAATCACTACGTCGCTGGGGATGAAAACTCGAAGTTTTACACCAAGCCCGATGAAGCCCCCATCTCCCACCCAGCAGAGGTTTTGGAGCGTCTCAAGAAGGAAAAGCCAGACGCCCAGATGGAGGATCTCGTCAAGGAGGCTGACACCATCGTCGCCAACGAGATTGAGGAACGACGCAAGCAGCGAGAGGCGGAGGCTGAAGCTTCCACAGACGGAAAGCTCGAGGAGGTTAAGGAGGAGGGTGAGCCAGAGGTTTCATCTGCGTAAATAATATCATCATACAATAAACAAATGATCAAGATTATTGTTACGATAATTTTGGTAAGTGCTTTTTTTATTTTGTTTTATAATCCGACTATTGAATTACAAAACAAAACAGAAACGGAAACGGAAACTGTTAGTACGAGTGCTGGATTTATAGAGGATACCGACGATGCGTTCATAAATCCCAGATATCCATTTCAACTTATAAAGTTAGATGCCACAGGGAAAATCAAACCCATCTATGGAGATATTGGTACATTTGTGCCATACTCAAGTGTACCTGAGGATCACTGGCTGCATGGTTTTCCCCATGAAAAAGCCTAAAAGGAAGACCGCAAAGGCTATGATCCATGTAGATTTCTCTACATTTTCAAATAAATCAAACTTTTTTTCAGGTGGTTGGGACATCATTGGTGGCTGCATAGGATACTCCATAAAATATGGTTGCTCATCCTGTACAGGTTCTTCATTTTTTTCGTTATTTAAAGGATCCATAGTTGGATTGTACTCGATGGGATTGCCTATATCAGTTTCCATTTTCTAATATAGTCCCTGTTTTTTTTAAGCATCTTCTGACTCACTCTCGTCATCCACGATGAAACCTTTTAGATTTCCATCCTCATCCGCGTCGCTGTCATCATCCAAATCACTTTCATCAGAATAACACTCCTCCTCTGTGTCGATGTCTGAATCAAAATCGGTGTCGTGATCATCTGGTGAGAAATCATCTACAAGATCCTTTTCCGTAGGTTGAAATATTTCTGGTTTCTTCGTCTTTCGTCCTGAGCGTCTGGGAATCATTAGAACATTATAGGCATTACTGTTTAAGTATCTTTATAACATTATGGGTTAAACGGTGTGTTCTGGTCGTATTTTTTTTACATACGGGGCACAACTGCTTAATATCGGTATACTTTTTTATCTCGTACGACATGACAGCATTTTCGTGCATTCCACCAATCATTTCACAGTATCTGGAATTTGTCAATGCTAGAAAGATGTTCCCCTTTTTGGTAATGTCCAAAAGCTGCAAGTCGTTTGAATCAGTCATGTACGTCTTGATGAATACTTCGAGGGGTTTCTTAACGTCACCACACTTTACCCCTGGTTTGACAACCCTCGTTTTAATTTCTGGACACTTCTCAATGTCCTCCTTATTGGGGTACAAACGCTGAACGATGTCGGGTGTCAGTCGATATCTCCGACCACAAAAGTCTTTACAAAACCCATCACGGCGTCCCCTGAGTGTCTCACATAGACAGAAACACTTTTGGATAATTTCTTTTCCGCTCACGATGAACCACACATGATTGGATCCATGCTCTCTCTTGAGATTTTCACAATATTTTGAAGTTGTCTGGACAAGGTAGGTATTCTTCTTCTTGAAAAGTTTGGGTATATATGCATTCGACTGCCCCTCCATATTTGTTCGAACGAAATTCTCAATCATACCCCTCAATGCGTCGTCTCGAACTTCATCCTTAGTCTGTGAAGTAGTGAAGGATCCCTCTTTGACTTTCACTGATGGGGGTTCCACGTGAATTACCTGGGGTGCGTTGGTTCGCACGATGGACATTTCGAGAATTTCCAACGTCGGTTCCTGTCCAATCTGTAAAATAGCACTCAGTGGGGGACCCGGGTGATACACGAAGAGGGGGAGGTATGCAAGTTGATCCACCTTCCCCTTTTCACATTCAGAGCACCCCTGACCGTCACACGCTGCATGCTTCGCCTTTTTATAGGACCATGGCATACGGAAACCACTCCCCTTCGTCTTCCGTGAAACGTTCCCATATACGGCGGCATCTATGATATCATTCCAGTCTCTCGTCCTGTGTTCAATTCCCGAAAGTGCCACGAGGATGTGTTCCCTCAGGGCGACTGCCGAATCCTGATCCACCACAAACCCCTTCCAATTGAGATGGACACCCGTCTTTATGAGATCCCCACACTGCTTTGGGGGTGAAACGGAGATGAGACACTCTCGACCGCCATGGGCTTTGACTTCTTCACATATAACCTTACAGATGTTCTTGACATCCTCCAGATCCAAGGGGGTGTCATCCTTGTAGTCGATATCGACGAAAAAGTTGTACTTCACACTCTTCTGTTCGACAACGTAGAGTCTCTCCCCAGACTTTACCGCCTCAACGTACTTTTCATGAAAGTCGTTCAATTTATCAAATGGCACGGAGAGGACACCACCGTCCATGAGCACATGTGATAGATTGGTTGCATTGTTAAAATTTTGAGCTGCACACCAACTCTTAAACATACCTACGTAGAGACCCTATTCTCTAAACCACCTCATACAAGAAACATCTTGAAACTCCTTTCCCTGGGAAAGTTCCTTTTTTATAGTTAAAAGTTCATACACTGTTTTACTTTCATTTTCTTCAATCCACTGGGTGACCTCTTCCTCACAGAGACCCCGATTCTTTTCTAAAAGTTCAGAGATTTGCATCAATATATAAGCCTTAGACTTCATTATTTTATAGAGAAGGTTTTTCTATTGAAAGAACTTATACAGGCGTAGAATTGTGGATTATTGATCACGTTATCTATGATAAGTTTCCACCTCTTACGTGTGTTAAATTCATCCAACGTGTCATAACTCATATAGTCATTTTCATCATACGTCTTCCTAATTGGTTGTTTTAAAAACTTTTTTAGATTTGTCTTGTGCTTCTCTTCGTAAAATTTCTTAACCTGTGCATGTTGAACAGACCTTGGATAATCCACGAAGAATATAAAGACATTGTATTCGAGATCCACCGTGGAACTCTCCTTGACAGTAAATTTAAATTCGGTGTATTCACCATTCTTTAGGGAAACGACACCACGGGTCTCTTCTTCCAATTCCCTGAGGGCACACCTAAGGGGATTTAAAATCTCTCTCCGCCTGCATCCACCAGTGACAAAAATCCAATCCTTGAATCGATAATCCCTAACCGTGAGAAACCTCGGTTTCCCATCCGCAAAACTAACCGGTACTGCGATCGCTTTGTACTTTTTCATTGCGCATTCGCAAGTTATAATAGAGGTACAAGTTTATTCATCTACTTTTCCTCCTTTTGAACTTCAGTCTCTGGTTCTGGTTCTGGTTCTGTAGAGGGCTTCTGCTCAGAGGGGGCACTGAGATGCTTTACAATCTGTGATGAAAAGGTCTTGAAGGAGTTCATCTCATCCTTAGTCTTGTTAAGTTCTCTGAATAGGAAGATGATGCCTAGGGCACACACGATCGTGGCAATTAGCATGAGAGTATCACGATTTACGGGAATCATATAAGTATGTATATCCTTTTCTTTTTAAGCAATTGCACCCATGATAGTTCTCCCTGGGGGAGGACAATCATAGGGCGACTGGGCAAATTGGACGGCTTCGTAATGCGTATTTTCACAGGATTTTTGAGTCGGTGGCGTGGGCTGACCGACAAATTTTTCGAGTGTCCTGGACTTGGGATCGTACGTCAATACAAAAACGATGGCGAGGAGGAAGACAATCTTCCAGATCATAGTTATTAATTAGTTAGAATATAAAAGACCACCCATACCATTCTCAATGCGGAGCACATTGTAATTGACCGCGTAGATGTCCTTGTCACAGTTGGCGGTATCGTTCACGATACGGGCCGAATCAAGACGGGAGAAGTTCAGACTGCCGGTGGGCTGGAGCTTACCAGACTCGAGGCAGAAGGGGTAGAAGAAGAGCTTGGTACCACGGGAATCGTTCGCGTGGGAGGTGTGGTAGTAGAGGGGTACAGTGGTGAAGTTGGGGTCGGCAAACTTGTAGTCAGCCACATCCGTGCCGTTAATCTGGAGCTTGAGTTTGTTACCGGCGGTGCTCAACATCGTGACGGCCGACGCATCACCCGCGGCGAGGTACTTGACGGGGTGGTTGAAGTTCAGCTCCTGAATTTTGGAGTTGGAGGCCACCGCCTTCTGAACTTGGGTCATGATCATGTTCTGGGGCTGGGAGGCGAACATCTCACGTTCCTGGGTATCCAGGTAGGCGTAGTTCGCATAGACCTCCCACTTGCTCGCAGCGGCTTCGGAACCCCACGTGATACGAAGCTCAACATCGTGGTACTGGAGCGAAATGAGGGGAAGCGCCGACTGCCAGTTCTCACAAAAGGAGAAACGGAGGGGGTAGAACTTGACAGAGCTGGTACCATCGTAGAGACCGGCGGCGACCGACTTGGAAGAAGAGTACGCTGAGAGTGTGGGGGCGATGAGTGTGGAGTAGGTCGAATCCTGGTCATCCACAACCTGCCCACCCACAAGGAGCTCAACCTTGGAGACCACAGTGGTCCAATCAGTGAAGGCATTGGCGGCGGAACCATCACCCTTGATGGGCATGAGGTAGACATAGCCAAGCATGTCACCCTTCCGCTCGAAGCGGACGGTGGACATACCATTGTTCGAGACGTTGCCCTGGATGACCTGACGCTCGACAGTTTGGGAAAAGTTAGTGTGACGCTTGTAGGTCGATCGGAAAAAGCTGACCTCTGGTTGGCCAACGAGGTGGACATCCTGAGCACCGACGGCAACGAGTTGGGCAATACCACCAGACATTTTATATTATATGGAGAGTTTATTTTTAAGCTCGGGTGAATCGTAGATTTCGGTCTGCTCAGATACGAGCGGTATGGGATCTTATCAAATTGGTGGTTGATAAGGTCTTTTTTCAGGCTTCACCCGTTTGATCACCAGAGGCATTAATATGTTAAAATCTTTAACCACAGTGATTTTAGTCACTGCACCGTCCGCATTTGTTAGTGTGTGTTCCTTCTCCCCAATATACACCGTAGGCGTAATACCATCAAAAGCAGTATCACCACTGTCAAGACCAACTAAGGTCTTGCCTTG